GCCGGTGTCGGCCTGATAGACGCTGCCGTTGGCGCCGCCGAAGAACAGATTGTCCTGATACAGCCCCCAGCAATAGGCGTTCATGTTCACGAAACGGCACCAGGGGTGCACGTTGCGCTCGACGATCGGGTCCGGATACGAGATCGCCATGTTGGAGACGTGCTGGTAGAACGTTCCGTTGACGTTCGGAATGTTGAAGATCAGCCGCCGGCCCTTGGTGTAGTACAGCGCCTGCCAGCCGAACCCGGACGGATTGGCTGCAACCGCCGCCTGCACTGCCGTCGAGATCTTCGAGCGCGGCGCCTCGCGGCCTTCTTTCAGCGCTTCGAGCTCGGACGACAGCCCGACGTGATCGTCATAGGTGGTGACGAATGCTTCTCCGCCGTAGTTGGCCGTGCAGCGGATGTTGACCGGCGGCGCCAGGCGATAGCGCCCGATCTGCTGCCAGTTCAGTGCATCGCCGGGATCGTTGCCGTAATAGAGCAGCGCCCAGCCCGACGACATGAAGAACACGATGAAGTCCTGCACGCCATTGCCGCCGTCGTGGCTGTAGGTCGTGACATTGACCAGGTTGCCGCCGGCCGGCGAGAACGCCGCGAGATCGTAGAACGTCAGCGTGCCCGAGATCGAGTTCAGCTGCGCATAGTAGAAGCCGGTCGAGTTGGCCTTCCAGAAGAACAGCCGCTGCTGGTACTGTTTGACCCCGATCAGTGTCGACAGCGCCGGCGTCCCACCGCCCGTGAACGTGGCGTTCGCCAGCGTCGTGCCATCGAACACCTGCATGGTGTCGGCGCCGTTGCAGAAGAACAGCCGCGACAGGAACTGCTCGGTCTGCCAGGCGTCGCTGGAGAAGCCGGACCCCAGCGTCGCAAAGCCGCCGAACCCGCTGGAAAACCCACTGGAGAACCCCGACGTGCCGCCGGCCGAGATGTCGAAGATGCGACCACCGCACGCGGCGAGGAATTTGCGGATCGAGCCCGCATTGTATTCCGCGAGCGTCCGCACCGCGCTGCTGCCGAGCCCCGACGCGAACGCCTCATAGCCGTTGCGCAGCGACAGGCCGCTGGAATCCGGATACCAGTTGTCGAGCTGCGTCGCGTCCATCGGGTCCATGGCCGTGATCGCGTCGCGCGTATTCCAGCCCTTGATCGGCGATGGCACCGAGGGCGGGGCCACCGCAACCGTGGCCTGGGCCAGTTGCAGCCGTTGCGCGCGGGAGAGCCGTTTGGCCATCAGCCACCCAGCAGCGCTTCGCTATACGCGCGCCAGCGCAACAGCGCGTTCACCCGCCATTGCTGCACTGAAATCGAACGCTCCTCGGTGATATGCACCCGATACTGACCCTTGCCGATCATCTCGACGAACCGCCGCTCGATCTCGTTTGGGTCGAGCGGCTTGGTGCCGGGGTGACCGATGACGGGCGCGGCAGACGCAGTGGTGCCTTGATCCAGACCTGACACGCTCACGACCCCAACACCCCGCCAAAATTGGTCTCCGGCAGATTCCACGGCCCGATCAAGGTGAGATTGTCGTTCGGTGTCAGGGTCAGGATCGCCGCTCCGCCATCCTTGCTCATCGCCTTCGACACCTCGCGCTCGTACTCGTCGAGCTCTTCGGCATAGGACATGCCCTTGCGCCGCAGCACGCGATATTTCAGGCCGAGACGGATCAGGTACTCGTCGATCACGCCCATGTCGGTGTCAGCCTCCCAGGACGACTGGAACGCGCCCGCCTGCGACTCGCACCAGCCGGTCGAGACGTATTCGAACACGAGCTGCGACCCGTTGTCGGTCGGCACCGGATCGATCGACAGGATCTGGCCGCCCGTCGACGACCTGCGAAACCGGAAGCGCCGCTGGATCGAGGCGCGCCCGATCACCGAGGATTTGTACAGTTGCCACTGCTGCGGCGACAGCGGCCCGCGCATCGACCAGAACCGCGAGCGATCCCAGAACGTGTTATCGACCGGCGATTTGAAGTCCGACGGCAGCGCGTAGTCGCTCTGCCCAAGCAGAAATTGCCCGGCGCCGGTCTGCGTCGCCGGCAGCGACAGCGTGACGGAAGAGTTCGGATCGGCGCTCGTGACGGCCGTGATCAGCGAGTTGTTCGCCACACCCGTCCCGAACGCGTACCATCCGGTCGACGCGACCGGATTTGCCGGCCTGTTGGCGCCGCTCGCAATCGTCAATCCCGAGATCACCGCGACCCCGCCGGGGCCCGAATTGGCGATCGTACCGGATTGCTGCGCCACCGACGACGTCGTGAAATCAAACTCGCGCACCTGGTTGACCCAGCCGAGGTCCGGCTTGCGCGACAGCGCCTCGCCCGCATCCTGCGCCAGCGCGAGCAGCAGCATCGCCGTCTCGTCGGTGTTGCCGACGATCGCCGACGGCGCCGCGATCGGGATTTGCGAGGCGACGATCTGGCAGATGGTGAGGAGGCTCATTCCGGGTCCTTCGTGTGGATCCAATCCGCAACGCAGGTCTTGACGAATTCCGGCACCATCAGGAGCGGCACCGGACTCCCGGCGGTGCGGACGACCACCGAGGTCGAGCCGTCGGCGCCCCAGGCTACGATCGCGTAACCGGCCATGTTGCGTCGGTAGGCGATGACCTCATCGGTCGCCATGGCAAAGCGCTGGCGCATCTGATCGGCCTCTACCGTCTGCCCTGATCGATAGACCCGGATCGGCGCGCGGCCATCCTTGAAGCGGACGGAGTGCAGACGGGGCACCGAGGTGCGCGTCATTTCTTGTCCTTCGCGTCGAGCCGCTTGGTCAGCTCTTTGGCGTGCTTATTGGCGGTCGCGATCGCGACGCCTTCGTCCACACCAGCGTTCACCATGGCCGTTGCTTGCTTCGCTGCCTTGGTGGCCTGCTTGCCGGTCAGGCTGTGATTGTGCTTCGACTTGAAGCTTTTGCCGCTCCAGGGCATCAGCGGTCGTTCCTATCCGAAAGCCGCTTCTCCAGCGACTTGCACAACACCTTGTTCGCCTTGGCGTCGATCTTCTCTTTCTGCGACTCCGACATCCGGCCCGCATTCACCGCCTGCGTCGCCCGCGCCTTGGCGTTCGCAGCATAAGCCTTGTCCGGCACGGGATAGGAGCGATCGGGCCCCGCGAACTTGCTGGCCGACAGCTTGTCGCGGCTCTTCGACGTCAGCTTGGTCATGGCGCCACCTTGATGATCTTGCTCTTGGCCGCCTTCTCCAGCGCGCGGATGCGATCATCCTGATCGGCGATGATCTGCAGCATCCCATGGATCTGGTTTTCCATGCCCTCCAGCGCGCCCAGGATCGACTTGATCGCCGCCAGCGGATCGTCGTCAGCGGCGTCGTGCGCGCGCTTGGCCTTGGCATCGGCAAACGGAACGATGACCTCGCTCACGACGCCACCTCCGCTTTGCCCTTGCGCTGCCGCGGCGCCGGCAGGTCCATCAGGCTCGACTGCGCGGACGGCGGCTGCGGCTGCGCCTGCACCGAGGCGCCGATCGGGTCATGCTGGCCGGGCACGTAGGTCGCGATCGGATGCGGCCGGTTCTGTATCGCGATCAGATCGGCGCTGACGCGCTCCAGCATCGCCTGCAGGTTGGCGATCTTCTCGTTCTGCTCTTCGATGATCCGTTCCTGGCGGTCGCGCTCCGCCGTGGCCTTGGCGAGCGAGGCCTGGCCCTTCTCGTCGTCGAGATAGCCCACGGCCAGTTCCTTGAGGCGCCGGCCCATCATGCCGACGCGCTGGATCGCGTGATCGCTCATCTCGGCGACCTGCTCGACGGTCAGGAAACCGGCGGCTTTCAGCTCGAGCACCTGCGGCCGCTTGAGGATCGGCCACTGCTCGAGCGGCGTCCCGGTGACGGACATCTCCTGGCCGGACTTGAACGCCTTGTAGGCCTCCGGCCAGCGATCGATGTGCTCCTGCGTCACGCGCTCGACCGGCTTGGTCAGCTGCGAGATGCCCGGCATGATGATCTCGACCCGCTCTTCCTCCTTGAAGATCGGCCGACCCTCGCGCGCCGACGCGATCTGATCCTGCACGGTGTCATTGAAGAAGCGGGGATACACCTTACTCATGTCGGCGCCGGAATGCGTCCGCACATACGAGCTCTGGCCAAGAATCTGATTCATGATTTCCTCTCGGGTTCGAAAAACTTGCACCACGCTTGCGGGTTGATGGTGCCCGACACGTATTCGCAGGCATCCGGCGACTCGAAGTGTTTGCACAGCGCGCAATGCGCTCTCTTCATGCCGCCGGAATAGCCGGCCTTGGCCTTGCTGACCTTGTGACCTTCGTCCATGGCTGTCTCCAGGTCAGCGCGGATGGTCATGACACCAGCGACGAATCGAACGGACGCTCGTCGGAGTCGGAACGATCGTAGAACTCAGCCATGAGCGTTCCGATCACATGAACCGAAGGAAGACGGCGGTATAGTTCGCTCCGGTCGAGTCGCCGTGGCTCTGCGTGATTTCACCATCGGTTGTGACGACAATGGCAAATATGCCTGCCGTCACCTCATTGATCGGATCGCCGTCCCGCGACAAGTGAACGCGCAGATCACCTGCCTTGACCTCCGGCACGCTGAGCGCGATCGGACCGGAACTGGCATTGCCGCCAGCAAACGAAACTGCGAATGCTGAAAACCCGGCCATGATCAGCCCACCGCCGCAAAGATCGTGGTGCCGGCAGTGACGGCCCACAGCGTCTGCCCTTGGGTCAATGTGCGTGCGGCATTGAGCGCACTGCCGGCGAATGTGCTTCCAACCGGCGGATAGACCGAAAGCGTCTGGTTCACGTTGTTGGTGACGACGAACTCGCCGGGGCGATTCGGAAGAATCACGCCGGATGACGCGCCGACCGTGGTCACGAGATTCGCATCCGAGGTCAACTGCGTTGCGGTCGTCTGAGAGTTGCCAGCCGCCGCGACGGTCAGCGCCGGGGTGTCGAAGCCGAGCTGGTTGGCCTGGCCAGCCGGCATGCCGGCCGCCATCAGTTCCGAGGTGAGAGACATCGTCGTTATTCCCTTTCGCTGTTTGCGCTGAGCCATTCGGCCCAGGCGGTTTCCAGAACGTCGATCGCGTCACGCTTCCACACCGTCATCTGGTGCTTGCCCAGCCACGGGAAGGACTCCGGCGGGGTGATTCCGCCGAAGCGCTGCCACCAGGTTTCACCCATGGTGACGGGCCGCAGCGGATCGACCTCGGCCGGCGGCTTGATTTCGATGAACGGCCAATCGGAGAACTGCAGCAGCTCGGCCGGGCCGTTGGCGATGATCAAATTGCAGCGCGCCAGCGAATACAGCGCGGCTCGCGCGTGGAGATCGCGCGCGGCGACCGGACAGACCGAGAAATCCTCGATCGGCTCCTCGGCCCTCGCCGTGTCGCGCACGAACACGATCTGCTCGCCTTCGGCGCGCCGCCGCCGCGCGAATTCGGTCCACGCCGCGACGTTCGAATTGCGCTCCGGCGAGTAGCGGGTCTCGCGCAGCGTGATGACGAGCGGCGCCTTGCCGCGCAGCCGATGGCCGTGATTGATCAGCCAGCCGATCATGTCCTGCACGGCGCCGGATTGAGGCTTGCACTTCGGCACCTCCTCGCCGGTCCGCGCGGCCTCCGTGATCGGGCGATACCAATAGTGGTACTGCCGCCCGTGGATGACGTTCGGATCCTCCTCGGCGCCGAACAGCGCCAGCGCCGGGCGCATCACGCGGTCCATGATCTGCCGCTTTTCGGCGAGGTTCTGCACATCCCCGTTACGGAAACCTGCATCCGGCCCGTCGACGAACGCGACCTTGAGCGGAGCCGGCGCGCCGCGGCGGCGACGGTCCATCTCGGCATTGACCAGCCACGTGATGAAGTCGAACGACGCCGGCACCTTGGACAGATCGCAGGTCGCAGCATTCGCCGGCCACGCATTGGTCATCTCGCGCGCCATGGTCGGCAGTAGGCCGTCACCATGCACCGTGATGGTGCAGCCGAACTCCGCCAGCATGCCGGAGAACCGCGGGAACGCCTCCGCCTGCTTGAACATCGCAAACGAGCACCAGAACTTGCGCCCCGCGCAGATGATCCCGAGGCGCTTCGATTCCGCCGCCGTCCTGTCCTGCGCATAGGCATGCGCGCGACCGTCGTCGCTGTCGGACGAGTCGTAGCCGTAGAGATGCAGGAAGCGATAGCCGATCGCGGTTGCGGCGGACATCGCCACCAGCCCCACCGTGATCGCGCCGCCGACCAAGACGATGTTGCGGCCCTTGTTGACGCTGTTCGACAGGCACGCGTTCAGATCGGGGTGCGGCTGATGGAACATGGTGACGTCGGCACCGCGCTCGACCAGATAGTCGAACAGCGACGGGTCGCACATCGACGAGACCAGATAGCGCCTCGCGTGCAGCCCGTCGAGAAAATGGATGTTCTGCGGCCTTGCATCGCAGATGACATGATAGTCCGCGACGATGCCGTGATGGGCCAGAAACTTCGCCGCGCCGTTGAGCGCGAACACGGTCTGGCTGTAGGCCTTGCGTTCGGCGATCTCGTACAACTGCAACTCGACCGAGGCGCCGCCGCCGACCATGACGGCGTGGCCATCATGCGGGCCGGACAGGTTGAGCCACGGCACGTCCTGGCGTGCGCCATTGGCGGTCATGTTGCGGCGGAAAATCTCATCGGTCGAGTTCTGGAGCGCGGAAATCTCCAGCTCCCATTCCGGGATTTCGAGCTCGTTCACGCCTTCCGGCGGATCGGACGCGCGCAGCATCGCCTGGTCCTCTTCGAGGACGTAGACGGTCTCAGCCACCACCTTGTTTGGCGACCAGACATCATCTGCCGCTTGCTGAATAGTTGCCATATTTTGCATCAGGCGGCCGCCGATCGCATCAAGAAGACAACGAACGTGTCGGACGTGGCGTCGCCACCGCTCAGCTGCTCGACTTCATCATCCGCCGTGATGATTGAGGCAAATTGCGCGAGAATGGCGTGGCCGCCGGCTGTCGTCAGCATGATGACATCGCCCGCTTTCACGCCGGGCACCGACACGGCGCCCGCGCCGTTTCGCCCATTGAAGGTGGCCGTCAAAAACGCCGTCGTCAAAAATGTAACCGACATGAACCTCTTTCCATCGGTGGAGAAACGGCGCCGGGGCAATGCCCGGCGCCGCCATTGACACATACTACGTGATCGCGCCCTGTGAGAACGGCCGCTGCAGAATGGCCGTGATCGTCGAAGTCGCCGACGCCACGGTTGCCGCATTGACCGAACGACAGTTCATGATCTGCCGGCCGCCGGACGCAAGGCTCGTTGCGCGCCCTGCCGTCACGCCGCTGAGATAGAGCGGCACGCTCGGACTGACCGAGACGGCGCCCTTCTTGATCACCGCCGCGCCTGCGATCTGATACCAGCCGTAATAGCCGGAGACGCACGCAGACATGGCGACGGCCAGCGGCTGATCGCCGCTCGCCGTCGAGGTCGACGACAACGTGGTAGTGCCGTTCACCGGATCGTAGGTGACGAGCGACCCCACCACCGTCGAGGCAACGCCCTTGAGGTAGATGAACTCGCCGCCACCGAACGTCGGATCGACCGCACGCACGATCTCGCCCAGCGTGTGCTGAGGGTTGAACTGCGTCGACTGACCCGACTGATACAGGGTCGAGATCGCCACAGAGGCCGCGATCGGCTGAACGCCGAGACGGGGTTCGGTTGGATTGAAAGCCATGATGTCCTCCCCTCCGCCCTACGCGCCCATCACGCCCTGCAGGAAACGATTGCTCATCGCAATGTTGCCGGCAAAGGCGATCAGCTTGACCATCGCGTCCTGGTTGACGCTGAACCGATCCGGGTCCAACGGCACCATGTCGCGATCCTTGTGAGGCCGCCAGAAGATGTATTCGGTGTTCAGCATGAACATGCTGTTGGTCGGTGCGCCGGAGCCCGAAAGCCACGAGCCGCCCGTGCCGAGCACGCTCACATTGCCCGCCGTCGTTCCCTGGAAACCGCCGTCATAGACGACGTCGGCATCCATGAACTTCAGCGCCATGAAGCCTGCCATCGCGCTCCGCTCGTCCTGGATACGCTGAATCGCCTGCAGCGATTCCCAGTAGTAGCGGAAGTAGGTATTGTCGGCGATGATCAGGTCCGGACGATCCGCCTGGCGGGCCTGGTTGAGCCACATGCGGTTCATCATGGTCTGGATCGTCGCGGCACCGGGCGTGAGGCCCTGTGTCGCGAACGAGAACTGGTTGTTCTGCCAGAACAATCTTGTTATCGCGGCGGCTCTTTATCCGCCGCTTCCGCCGATCGCTCGGCGGGTCGGACTATCTCACCACGCATTCGTCGCAAAATCTCCTCGTTGGCGAGGCGATAGCGTGCCGATTCATATGCACGTGCGATTAAGACGTGTCGGGCGCTCGTGGGCGAGTTATTGTTGGGACTCATCGCCTAGTCTCTACACCTTCCGACGAACCTTGGCCCTCGTCGGCTTGGCACGGTATTGTCTCGATCGGCGGATAGATCGGAATCCACTCCAGTGGAGGTTTCTCGCAATTCCAGTAGTAGGGAATATACGGGACGAGGATTGCCGGTTTGCGCTTTTCCGAGATGTTCACCGTTTCACCCGATTTTACTGGGGCTCCTGGTCTTTCAACCCCAGACGCTCGAATCGATACCACCGATCACGCCCGAGTTGTTGGTCGTGGAAACCAGCAGCTGCAGACCACCGATCTGCTTGCCGCCGTCGGCGGTGCCGTTCGAGTACGCGTCGTTCGAGAGGTTGTTCTGCATGGTGCGCTCGGCATTGCCGATGCGCGATTCCAGCAGACCCAACATCTTTTCCTTGCCCGAATTCTGGAGCATTTCCAGACCCGAGATCGAGACAGCCACCGCGGCTTGCGCGATGGGGTACTGAGCCGCCGTGAAGACGTCTTGCGGCGTGATGTTCAGGATGTCGTCAAGCCTGTTACCGCCGACCTGTTTATGATCGGCTTCTGCATGTCGCCATGCAGTTCAGAGCACATCATCATCTCATGGAGATGTCGGGCGCTCGTGGGCGGCTTATTCTTTCGTCACCGCCTGCTCGTTGCACCTTCCGCGCCCCTCGATCTTGCGATCTACATGCGCGGCTTG